ATAGAAGATGAAAAATATTATATATATGGATTTGCTTACAGAATAAATGAAGAATTAGTTGTAAATAATAAAATAGCTCGTGTAACATTATCTCAAAATGATATTACAAAATTGAATGACTCTATCAATCCTACAAAAATAACTGAAAATGATAAAACATATTTACAATTAATAAATAGATGTGATCAATCACTATCAGATCTAAACTGATCTTCTTCACTATCTTCATAATTATTAACTGTATCCCAAAACTCAATTATCTTTGGTTTATAATAAGATTCCCATTCTTTTTTATTAAATAATATACGTTGGACTTGTATTTTACGCAATTTCCAATAAATTATTTCTCTTCCATCTAAATCTAAAACACTTAAATAACATTCTAAAGGTGATAAACCTAATTCTGAATAAAAATCAAATTTAGTATTATCATCTTTATTTACTATAATTAAACCGAAATATTTATCAGTTAAATTTAAAAACTCATCTAAAGTTTCTACTATTTCAAATTCAAATTCTGCAAAATCACAATCAGTTAATTCACAGACTGCCATTTGACCTTGCACTTGTGCCATATAACACTTTTTAATATCATTTTCTTTGATTTTACGTGTTATAGGACACTTAATTTCTAACATTACACCTAAAGATGTTATACCATCTGGTGATGCTCCATAAAACTCTATATCTTTATCATTTGATCTAATTACACCAAATTCATATATTTTAATATCATTATTTTCTTTTGAATAAATAGTTATTGCTATTGGTTCAAACATTATACCCCACGTTAATGCTTTGCATTTAATATGTTGAACTATCTTCTTTGCTTTATTTTTAACAAGACTTTTACTTTTAATTAAAGCATTATATGTATCACTCGCAGTTAACATATTTTTACGCATATTATACCATTCTTCAGTTCTTTGTTCTACAATAGGTAAAAGTTTTAATTTATTTAATTGTTTTATATTTTTTCTAATTTTACAAATAGCATTATTAAAATCTTCTTCTTTTACATTATAAATGTCTTTATAATCAATAGATTTTGGAAGTTTTTCTTTTATTTTATAAATAGTCCAAATTAATTTTTCAATAATCAATTCCATTTTTATAAAAAAATAGTTTTTCTTCTTTTGTTAGAAAGTTAGGATCTTTATCCTTTTTTCTTGATTTAGGTTCTTCCAAAGATTCTAATTTTATTTTCAACAATATATCTAAAATTGTAATATCACTCATTAATTAATTAATGATTAATTAATAACCTTTATATACATTATAAAATCATTATAAGATTATAATAATATATTATAAAAATTATATTATAATAATATATTATAAAATCATTATAAGATTATAATAATATATTATAAAAATTATATTATAATAATCATTTATTTCATAGGCATTGGAATTGGTCTTGGATTATCAACTTGATTCTTTACATTATTAAGTAATGTTGATACAATATATTTAGGATCTATACTGCTATTAAATATCTTTGCAATATTATATATCATAATAATAAACATTTCTCTTAATCTACCATAAATAGGTTTTGTATATTCATAAAATATTATGGCAATTATAATCAATATAATAAAAAAAAGTAATAACAATATTGTTGATGGAGAACTTAAAATGAATGAGTTTTCTAATATATTATCAGAATCGCCTTTATAAATTAATTTTTTTAATATATTGCCTGGATGTAATAATTCTAAAGGTGTAAATATTGTAAGTTCATTTAATATCTTATTATTTTTAACTTGACGTATATATTCATTATTTGGATCAATTACCTTTTTTTTATTATAATTTTCATATAAAGAAATATTATTACGACCATAATTAGTATTTTCATCAAAAGTATATTCACACGCCCATTTTAATACTTTTTTATGTAATTCTTTTAATTTAGTAATATCTCCATCATTTGCAGTATATCCATAAGAATTTGCATATTTATCAAGATGATCAAGATCTTTAAATACCTTATAAGCTTCTAATATAATTTGTTTATTTTTAGGTAATTTTGATATTGATGTTTTATAACATTCATTTAATTCAATATCTTTTAATTGTAATGTTTCTAAAAAATCAGGTTTTTCATTAAATAAATATTTAATATATTTTTTTCCTTTTGATTTTAATTCTTGATGCATATCATTCAATAATGTATCATTATTTTTTATATTTGCTAATATTTCTGGTTCAATTTCTTCATTTTCTTTTAATTTAGTCTTTTCTTTTATATATTCAGTTTTAAATTCACTACTAAAAGGTTCTTTACAACTTAATAATGTTATTAATACTAAAGGACAATAATCTAAAGTTATTTTTCCATATATATTAAGATCTTTTATTTTTTTACGAACACAATGTATTGAATCAATTGATTTACTTGAATTTGTATCATTATATGGAATAAAATCAAAACTACAAGGTTCAAAACAAGTATTAAAATCCGTTTTATTTTTTCCAGTATTTAATTTAAAATAACTATTACCTAAATGATAATTTGGAATAGATATCCAATCAATATATTGTTCTTCACATTTATTTTTACGTTCATATCTATATATTTCAATACCATCAATATCCATTTCACAACTCTGTTTATCTGCTGATATTTCAAAACCATCTGGACATTTTTTTAATGTGCATTTTTTAGCATTTACATCTGTAAAATCTACTAATTCTTCATCTTTAATTAAACAATTTTCTTTTAATTTACGAAGTTTTTCTTCATTTAAAAGTTTTTTATTATCTTCATCTTCTATTTTTTGAAGAAGAACTTGTTGTTTTTCATATTCTTTTGTATTTTTAAGTGTTTTTTTATCTACAGTTTCTTTATTATCTGTCATTTATATTTTACAAATAAATTTTGTTCTTCTATTATCTTTTGTATCTAAATGAATAACTGCATTTTTAAAATTATTATTAATTTTACAATTAGGCATATAATAATCATAATGTGTATTAGGGGTAGGATCATTCATATCATTTGAATCAAATAATTTATATGGTATTGTTATATTATCACCCCAAATTGTATTTTTTTGTTTTAATTGTTTATAACAATATCTACCATCTTTAGATTCTATTTGTGATATATTATCACAACGTCCATCATTTTCTTTTCTTTTTTCTTTATCTTTTTCATTAATATCATTTATATTAGGATTTGGAATAAAAATTCTTAATATTGGGGCTATAATTATTTCTTTTATTATATTTTTTATAACATCTACAAAACTTGTTGCATCGCTTTCAATATTATCTTTTAATTCTTTTAATTCTTTTAATTCTGTTACACCAGATAAATCTGGATTAAAAAAATTAGAAATTATACTTGAAATACCACTTATTATACTATCAAATGGATTACCTGGTGATCTAGTTTTTTTAGATCCTCCACCACTTACAAAATAAAGTATTACTAATATTAACATAATTAATATTATAAATACTGCTAATACATCAAATACATAAGGTAAAAAAATATAAAAAGGTATTAATATAAAATCTGTAAGCACCCTATAACTTGTTTTAACTGTCACTACAAATAAATTCCAAATATATCGTAATATACCTTTCATTGCTATAGCAATCATTATATAAATTGCTGGTGAATTACTTGTATTTTCTGGAGGTTCGCTAAAACCTAAATTTATTCCAGAACTATTATTTCCATCTTTTAAATTATTATTACCTAACCCCTCAACTTTATCACGATGTTCTGAATCTAATACATTTTTTATTGGATTTCCTAAAGAACGATTTTCTTCTTTTTCATATTGGTTATCTATTCTTTCCCCTTGTGTTTTCTGTTTTTCTATTTTTTTATTTAATTCTTTTGTTCCTGTTTCTAATTTATTTTTTACTTTATTTTCTAATCCTTTAACCTGTTTTCCAATATCTTTTGAATTTACCAATTCTTTAACTTGTTCCCCAATATCTTTTGAATTTACCAATTCTTTAACTTGTTCCCCAATATCTTTTGAAATTGTTGATTTTAATATTTGTTCTAATTGTTCAACTGGAATACTGTCATATATTTTTTTAACTTTTTCAATTTTAGATTTTAAATCTTTTGAAGAATTAGAATCAATATTCATTAATTCAGTTTCAAGCAAATCTCTAATTCCATTGATATCATTATTTTTAACTTTATTTATTAAAGCATTATATAAATCTTCTTTTTCTTTTTTTAAAGTATTAATAGAATCATATAATTTTTTAGCGTTTTTGGCAAAAATTATAGGATTTCCACCTATATTTTTTTTCTTTACTTTAGGCATTGTTATTTAATTAAATAAAAATGTTATTTTATAAAATATTAATAACCCTATTTATTATACTTATTATTATTTCTATTATTTTTATTTATCACATTAATAATAATACTATTACAATTAATCAAACTACAATTAATAAATTTGATTTTTATTTATTATATCAAAAAAATCCTCTAATCATTTCCAATCATATTCCTGATCTTACAACTATATTAGAATCTTGGTTTAAATATAATTATATATCTAAAATACAATTTACTAATAATTGGAAATTAAATAATTCAAAATATTTATTATTACATAATAATAGTGATACTGATATTGAAATACATATTTGTAATCCAAATACTAAAATTGAAAATAATATTCCTACGCAAAATGCCAAAATTATTACAATAAAATTGTCATCATTACAATTTATTATAATACCTTACAAATGGTTTTATTATAATGATAATATCAATACAGATATGTTTAATATAAATGATTATTATACTAAATTATTATCTGTTTTATAATAAACTAAATAATATTATAAGATCTAAATAATATTATAAAAATATTATAAAATCTAAATAATATTATAGTTATTTTTTAAAGATCTAAATAATATTATAAAAATATTATAAAATCTAAATAATATTATAATTATTTTTAAAGATCTAAATAATATTATAAAATCTAAATTATTTTTAAAGATCTAAATAATATTATAAAAATATTATAAAAATATTATAAAAATATTATAAAATCTAAATAATATTATAATTATTTTTAAAGATCT